AGTTAAAGCTGTAGTTTGTGCACCACCAGCAATTGATTGTGTAGTAAATCCACCAGATATCTGTTCGATAAGTTGTAAATTAGTATTTGTTTTTGTACCCCAAGTTCCCGACTGTTCGCCAGTAGCCATTTCCTCAAGTCTTAGATTATTTACGAATGTACTTGCCATATTATCATCCTTCTAAATCAAGCCGCCCAATTTGGTGTTTGTGACGGAGTTACCTCAGTATAACTCACAGATATATCATTTGCAATGATACCGTATAAATTTAAAGTTCCTAACGTCGCAGTGCCTACCACTCCAGTGATTACAATATTTGATATAACAGAACTAGTTGCAGTTCCTAATGAAGTTGTGGCTCCAAAACCAGTAACAGATACAATAATAGGTATGACACCAGAAGCTGTTCCTAAAGCACTCGTTCCAGCTACACCAGTTGTGGCAAAAGTTGCTCCTCCAGTAACAACTAGATCGGAACTTGCAATAGTGTTGATTTGCCCTCCCATACCTGAGTGATTTGTACAGTAGTAGTATAAAGTTGGAGCACCTACAGCCACAGTTATTTCTGTATACGCACCAGCAGATCCAGGAGTCCCACTGGTCGTAACACCAGTTGTATATTCTGTACCTCCTCCATGTGTGCCGTTTGATGTAGTAGAAAACCTTAATGGATGTCCAGAATTACCTATATAGGCTGAAGAACTTTGGTCAAATCTGTACGTTCTACCTTCTGTTAAAGAGAGAGTAGCTTGTTGAACGCCATCAATAAAATAATAATTTGCACCAGATACTCTTCGTACTTCTACAGCAAACGTAACTGTTCCAGTATCCTCTGTTCTTAAACCACCAGTGGCACTAACACCAGTAACAGAAACAGTTGCTCCACCACTTACAGCTTCATCACCAATATTAACAGTTCCAGTTAAACCCTCTTCAACAACTTGTGCTCCTCCAGCTCCAAGAGCATCACCAATAGCACCAGTTCCTGCAGAGCCAGTAACTGGAATTGTTAAAGATGGTAACACCGTAGCAGTGCCTACAGAACCAGTTGCTGATAGTCCCGTTTCTACTACAGTAGAGCCAGCCGATGTTCCTTCTTCACCTAAAGCAGAAGTTCCAGCAACACCAGTAACAGAAAAAGAACACGTTCCAGATATAGAGGGGTTGCCTACTGCACCAGTTCCGGCAACACTAGTAGCACCCACAACAAATTGTGGAAAGGCTTGAGCAGTTCCCGACGCTGTTGTTCCAGCAACACCAGTAACAGAAAAAGTTCCAGTACCCGTTTCTGTTGTATTACCTAATGCGGAAGTTCCTGCTGATCCCGTGGCAGTTGCAACAGCACCACCATCTGAGACTACATTACCTAATGCAGTAGTGCCAGCAAGTCCAGTTTCAATAACAGTTATGTTTGTAAAAGAGGTTTCGTCACCTAATGCTGAGGTTCCAGCAACACCAGTGACGGCAACTGTAGCAGTTCCTGTCATAAATCCAGCAAAGGTTCTTAATCCAAAAAGATTTTCTTCATTGTCATCACTATCGTCCTCAACAATAGCACCTACTGGAACCTCAGAAACAAACCTCATTCCAGCAGTTAAATCATAACTTTTTGCTGATCCCGTAAGATTACCATCCGTTGTAGAATGACTAATAACTTGAACTTTTGTAGGAAAATCAGATCCAGTATTGCTTGTTGCTAATTGAACTGTATCAATTAAATTTCCACTTGAATTAAAAACTTGTATGTTACGACCATTTGTTCCTGGTGCTCCCATAAAACAAACAAACTCTGCTGCTTCTATTAATCTAAACTCATGTGCAAAACAGCCTTCTGCAATAAAAGATGTGGTTTCGGAACCATCTCCGTCAGCTATTGAACGAGCCGAGGAGCTTGACGCTGTTTGATACCTATTTGTGGGTCCAGTATAATCAGCGGCTGTTGTAAAATCAGTGCTAATTGTGCTAATTGTACTGCTACTAGAACCACCATTACTGTCAAATCTTGTGAAACTATTTGCAGTTCCACCATATCCATCAACTCTAATTGCAGTTGCACTGGCACTCGCTATACCATATAAAAAATCTGTGGTTGCAGGAAAAGCTGGAAACGTATCTGTAGATAAAGCAGTGTTCGCACTTCGAAAAACTATAATAGGCAAATCAGAGGAAATTGTATACTCTGGATCACTCGTATCGTCAGCATAGCTTTGAGTTGTCGTTGCTGTGCTTCCAACAGAAAGTGTTGCATTTAAAGAACCATCTTTAAATATTTTGACCTCTGCCGTTCCATAAGAAGCTCTCATCTGAAGTATTAATCCAGTACGAGAATTGTGAAAACCAAAAGAGGTTCCCGCCCAAGAAGTTGGAACACCAGTCGATTCATTGTTAGTATTTTGTAGTGTTATCGGCTTATCTGCCGATATTAACTTATTTTCGTAATTAGAAGCAGCGACATCTAAAGTGCCTCCAGCAGAAGAAATTGTTCCTAACGAAGATCCGTCTGAGAACACTTCTGTACTTGCCTCATAGGAAATAACTTTTACTGTAGGGTCCTCACTATCAGTAGGCACAAACCATTCGGCATGAAATGCTCCAGCTAAATCTGGATTACCAACGGCTTGATGACCACTTGCACTAACTACAGTTTGTGCAACTACAGTTTCACTGCCTAGTGCAGTAGTACCAGCAACACCAGTAACTTCAACGGCTAAAGGAGCGTTCCACGCTCCCTCACCCCATGTGCCTCGACCCCAACCAGTAATGTTCGCCATTGGTTAGCCTTTTGTTAGGCTATTCTAATAATAGCGTTTGATGCGTCTGCTGTTGGGAATTGTATTGTAAACGTTCCTGCTGTTGATGTTTTATTAGATGTAAAATCTAGAACAGCAACTGCTTTGTTACTATCAGAGCTATTATAAATTAAAGCTCCCATTGCAGTAATTGTTGCAGTTGTAAAACTTAGATCAGCAAAATCTGTAAGTGCAGTTGTACCAGATGTACTTGGATCTACTCTTGTTAAAGTTCCACCACCAGTTGAGTATGTACCACTTGATGCCACTTCACCAGTTGTCACCAGTGCCGTCGTTGTTGCACCTAATGTTGCAGTTGATGATGATTTACCACCACTACCTTCTGCAAATAGTGCTAATTTAAAAGTGTCTCCACCTGAGTTTTTAAAATTGTGTACACCTTCTAATAACTCTTTTTTGAAGGAAGTACACATCGCTTGTGTTATAGCCATATTAGAGTCTCCTTATATATTCAGCCGTTTCCTTTTGACCATTTGATCGTAGGACTTGGATAATACTAGCACGCTCTTCCTTTCTTGCCAAGAGTATATAATGATGAATGATACCTTTAAGTTGTTCTCTAAATAATTTAGCTTGTTCTTTTAAATGTGACGGAGCATCTTCTGATATACTTGCAATCTTATCTACAGCTAAATCTGCTATTTGTTCATTGTTTAAACCACCTTTTTCTGAAGTTTTAACAATTACATTACCTAGCTCTGACACATTAATATTAAACATTTTTGTTGACCTCCTCGTAAGTTACGCCCACTATGTCCTCTCTGCCAATGATATTTGGTGTTGCATCTAATGGTTCTGGAGGATCTAATTTTGATTTTCTTGTTATTAACATACTACCTTGTGTTGTTGTAGAAACTATTGGGTCTTCAAGTCTATGATACCCATACAACTTTTGATCATCTGGGATATTTGTATCTAATAAACTTGAGTTGTGTGCAATATTTACTTTTATACCTTTTGATATGGCTATGGCTAACCAAAATTCACAGCAAGCTCTACCAGCCTCTGCAAAATTAATGTGTTTATGTGTAAAATCAATTCCATACAAATGTAACTCTTTAAAATCATGAGCTATTGCGTATGCAAAAGCGTAAGCGACTGTATTGTTTAAATAAGCATATTTAGTTTTTTGTAAAACTTCTTTCAGTGGATATTCAACAACATCAGGACATCTTTCATCTAGCGTGCAGGAAAATATAGGTATATTTAGTTTTGACTTTAATCTATCAGCCATAATTGTTGTTTGTTTACCAGCATTAGGAGTATCTAAAAACCTAGAGGGTGGGTCCATCATAAAACATTTATCATGATATATTACACCTGACATGGAATTAATCGCCCATATTTCGTCAAATTTTTCGCTTCTAATTCTAGCAAGAATAAATTCACTAAAGCTATTGCCTAAACCAACAATAGCTACACTTTTACTTTTCTTCATGTTTGTTTTTGTCTAACCAAACCTTCTCTAAAAGAGTCAGAGTAATTTCTACCTTCTGCATAATTTTTGAGACGTGCAATAGATTCTAAATATCTACCGTTATATAAATCCAACAAATCTTTTTCCCCTTTCATAAACGTATATGCCTCTACTAATGTACCATATAGTAAAGCATCAGGGGCGTTTGTACTAATCCAAGTTGATCCACTATCATCAGTTGTGAGTGATGCTGGTCTGTAATAATAATGTAATTCCGCTGTAAAGTTGGCATTTGGAGTGGGTGCTAAAATAAAATTATCAACATCAAACTGTGCATAATATTTAGGTGTTCCCGTTACTGTCGGGTCAGGGTGATACTCTTGCAAAAAGTTTACATCCTTTTGTAGCAAAAAAACATTTGATCCACTACTCACTAAAGATAAAGAAAAAGTTGCCAAATAATCACTGGGCTTTTGTAAAAACTTATTACCTGAAGTTGCTACACCAGTAACATTTTTACGGAAATAATCTAAATCGACAGTTTTAAAAATACGTTCTTCTGCATTTTTTATAAAAAAAGGTATTTCAGCTACAAACGTACTCTCATCATTTTGTGTCCACTCCTGCACAGAAGCCGTTAATGTAGTTAATGTAAAGCTCATGATGTACTCACTGTTACTGTTCCTAAACTTGTGGTTGCACTAAAAGAATCTAATTTTGTACCTAATATACCGAGTCCAGTATTTGTTATGACAATTAATTGTTTATTATCATCTTCTTGTTGTGGTCTAGGTTGATAAAGGGCTTGTGGCTCATGTGGTGGTTTGCGTGGAGTTAGCTGAGGGTGTTTAGCCTCATACTCAGATCTATGCACTACATTACCGTTCCATTCCATGACTCGCTCTCTATATGGAAAGGCAAAGCCAGACCTATCTGATATAAACTTTGATTTCCTGCCAATAGCGTATCTAGTCATACAAATCCATAATAAGTGCTACTAGGTGTTAATGTTAAATTAGAGCGATCTCTGTCTTCT